GAGATAATGCTTAACAAGCCAACGGACTGCACCTGCAAATGCAGTAATTAAAGTTATTGCACCAAGTAGCAGCGCAGTCCAGTCAGCCGTTGTCATTTACTTTGCAGTGCGCCCGAACGCTGCATCTTTAGGATTAAGAGCGCGAAGCAGTGGCCCTGCTACGGCTGATAAGGCTAGAGTTCCCAGCAGTTTTGGATCTGTCTGTCCAGCGATGTAAGCACCGAGAATTGCAGATAGGGCAGTGCGCACATAAGACATGAGCGCGGCTTTAAGTTGTTCCATTAGAGCACTTCCTTTTCTTTTGGTGTGCCCTTAGAGCTAGTGTAATTAGGTCGGCCGTAAGAAGTTACAAACATGGGTGCGCGTGGCTTTTTTTCTACTTGGCCGCCGTTGGCTTGATTCTTAGAACTGGTGTTGCCTTCGATGCAGATAAGTCCACCAGTGGAGTTAATTTCTACCACTAGTCCGACATGTTGCGGCAGTGTGCCACGGGTAAAATTGAAGAACGCTAGATCACCTACTTGTGGTGTCTTGTGGCTCTGTCCTAGTTCTTTGAAGCTCGCTTCACCTTCGATGACGCTAACCACATTTGGAATGGTTACTCCTGCTTTATTGGCGCACCACATAAGGAAAGAACCGCACCATGGCTGAAAGTTATGTTTTGTAAAAGCCCCGTATTTTGTTTCGTTATCTTTCGGGCCTTCTACATAACCTACTTCTGCGGTCGCAACCGCAATCATGGCTTGCGGTGTATTAGGCGAGTAGGGCTTTGAGTTCTGCACTGGTCAAACCAAGCTTTGCAGCTATCGCTTCTTTGTCTGCAAGCTTCTTAGCCTGGGCTGCTTCATCTGCTTTGCGCTGATTTTCTGCATCTTGGGCTGCGATTGCCTGGGCTGCTATCTCGCCAGCCGTTAGATCGCGCTCTGTTACTTCTCCAGTTTCGCAGTTCACTTCGATTGCTTTTGCCATTGTTTTCTCCTTATGATTTCGAAACGCCATACAAGTAAGCGGTTGAGTATTGGACAAAATTAAAAGTAATAGCGTATAAATCAACTTGAGTTATTGCTGCGCTGGAACTCCATAGACCTGCAATAAGAGAAACAAAAGCCCCTGTTTGATTATCTTCCTGCACAGAATCACAACTGAATGATTTATTATTAGAACCTGCGTAATTTGGAATATAAATTTCTGTATTTGTAAAAGTTGAAGCAGTAGAATTTACATTGCCAAATTCACCTATATACATATAACCTGAGGCTGTATAAGTATCAGCAAAACTTGAAGCGGCTGTTCCTGAGCCTCTAAGTGTTAAATCGTCTTGACTAGTTGTTGCCGTATTAAATCTTATTCCACCACTATTAGTTCTACCTGCTGTGCTACTTGACCTTGCACTTAATTTAATTACTAAATCTGTATAAGTTGAAGGTATAGAAGTGAAACTGATAGAAGAAGCGCCGCCTGAACCGACAGTATTAGACGCAATAAGTGTGTATGTATTAGCCATAGTCTATGCGCTCGCGATTCCATAAAGGGTGAAGGTTGAACCTGATAAAAATGTAATTGTGGATAGAATTACATCCAGTCTATTTATGGTTGCAGTATTTCTCCATAAACCAACAACAGCAGAGGTGCCAACTCCAGCGTTGTTTGACCTTGCAAGAACTGTTTTATAGGTTGTCGAATTGGCATAATTTTGAATATGGGCAATCATTACATTTGATATTGAAGTAGACATATAAGATAATTTATCTAGACGAATATAGGCTTGACTGGAAAATCTGTCGCTGGCAGCAGAAGTTCCATCCCCAGATAATCGTGTAAAAGAATAATTGCTTCCAACATCGCTATTTATTTGCAAATCATAATCCGCCGCAGAAGACGCGCCAGCATTTGCAACCAAAACTAAATCAGTATAAGTAGCAGGGATGCTTGAAAAAGTAATTGTTGAAGTAGAACTACCGCTAACAGTTGTTGTTGCTATTGGAGTATAAGTATTTCCAGCAGCCATTGTTTATGCTCCCTTAATTCCGTATAGGGCGAATGATGAGTATTGCACAAAGTTTGTGCCAGCGGCAGGCGCAAGAACAATAGTGCTTATGGCAGAAGTTGAGCGCCATAATCCTGATTCCAATCCAACTTGTCCGCTGCCATTTGCATCTTCGCCGCCTAAAGAACGAATTGTTTTATATTTGTTGGTGTTTGCGTAATCCAAAATGTCTATTATTAACGCACCAAATATTCCTGTGGTCAAACCAGCAGAGCCAATTCTTTCGCCATAAGCCCATGATGTTTGCGAAGCCGCCCCATAAGAAGCTGCGGTTGCGCCATCTCCAACAACTTCATGAGCAGAATAATTACTGGCAGTATCGGAATTAAAATTTATTTTTACGGCATCTCCCGTTGTTCCTGTTCTATCAGAACGACCTAAAAGCCTAATTTGAAGGTGTGTGTAAGTTGCAGGAATTGAAGTAAAACTTACGCTAGAAACGCCACCAGCCCCGACTGTTGAAGTGGCAATAGAGTCAAAAGACAAAACTGCGGCAGCAGTACCCATAGGCGACAAAATGCCAGCAATAGCGTTACCAATCATTAGGCGATAGCACCGACCACATACCAAGTATCTGTTGCAGTTTTAATGCAAGCAGCAGTTTTGTATTGTGCAAGGGTAGGAGATGCAGCTGTTGCGCCAGCTGAAAGAACTGTGGTTGTGCCTGATGTAACTGCGCTTATTGTGCAAGAGCCAGCACCTTTGTTTAATACTGTGATGACTGTGCCAGTTGGAAAGGCTACTGAAGCGTTGGTTGGTATCTTAAAAGCAATAGCGGTTGCCTTATTCATTGGAACTAATACCTGATACGCATCTGCAATCACTGCGGTGTAATCAGCAGTTTGGTCGCTGTTGACTGTGAAAGCCACTAGCCCGTTATACATCGCAGCTGAAAGGACATCTCCCGTAGCGGCTGGCATTCCTGTGGTCATTTATTTCTCCTTAGTAAGACATGACGGATAGATAATTGGGATCACCTATCACGCCGTAGATTGACGAACCTATAATGAAACTTGCGTTAATTGGCTCGGAAGTCGTAAAAGTGGCTTTCCAAGTGTTTGGTGTTATTTCGTGGTTTGAACCCATAACTTGCAGGGTCTTGGTAATAGTTGATGTGCCACCAGTTGAGGTGGTCTGGCCATAGTTTGTAATCTGCACTGTGTTGAAATAGTCCAGGGATAGGGCAGCAATAATCCCAGCCGACACCATCGCTGGATCTGATAGGTCTAGGGTCATGGCATCTATTCGCAGGGTTGTGAACGCTCTGGTCGCGGTATAGAGCCGAGCAATATCTAAAGCTGCGGCATCTGTCTGCGCTAAGACATTTTGTTGGGTAAATGAATGTGGAAAATATGTGGATATAGATGTGGAATTCGTAGCACTTTGCATGGTGCCACCAACATTCTGCACATTGGTCTGGTTAATAATCAGCTTGTCATCGTAGGCAAATACGATGTTGTTATATGGAATACCGCCGCTACCAGCATTGGTAAAGACTGTTGGGTTTTGGCCAGAGTAACCTTCAATTTGTGCGCGGCTTTTGAATACGGCGTTACCTGTTGCACCGATATAAAACGCGCCCTGCTCTGTGTATTCGACCATCTTCAAAGCTTGCAGAGCAGTGCGGTTAGTTCCAGGATCTACTTGGCAGGTGGTTTCGCTGCCACCAGTGGTAATTGTGCGCATAGAAGCTGGCCATTGAATCTGGTCAAGTATCTTGCCAATTCTGGTGCCAGTGTCCTGTCCTGCCGTTGCGCCGCTGACTGTTGAAATGTTAGCCAAGTTAAAGAGTCGGAAAGCATCGGTGCAGTTAATTTGCACATAGCCATATTCCTGGTCTTTCGGGTAGGTGTAGTTGTAAGAATCTGTGTATCCAGAAAAAATAAAATAGGAAACGCCAAGGTAGGTGGCAGAGATTCTAAGCTTGCGAAGTGGCACTAATTTGCCGTAATAAGGGCTAGAAGTATTTTGAGGATTCCAGTCCCCGTTAGGGTCTAAAACTGTAACGCTGCAAGTATTGGAGATGAACTGGTCTTGAATAAGGTTGTAAGAACCTTTAGTTGAAACCTTCAATACCTGGTCTGAAATATCAACTACATAGCTTGCACTATCGGCTAAGACATTTGTACCTAAAATTCCGTGTTGTGGATCTCCAATAGTAAAGGAATACCCAAAGATTGGGCCGTTTGAAAAATCAAAGGTAACTGTAAGCGTTACTGGGTAACTCATTAGAAACCTGAACTGTAAGGATTTAATCGGCTAACGGCAGGGGATACGCCCGATGCACTTGTGTCTTGTTGGCCATTAGTTACTATTGAAGTTAAGACTTGCCCATCTACGACCAGGTTAATTGTTTGCATGTTGTTGTTATATGCACCAGTTGTGGAATTACGCTGCAATACATCGTCTATGTAACTTGGGCTAATTGCAGTGTTGCCAACGCTGCCTTTGCCTAAAGCTGCAAGTCCAGCCAACGCCGCTTTAGTTTCAGCGTCAGCTGCGGCAAATGATGGGTCATTTATATCTGCAACGGCAGAAGCGTAATCTCCTGCAAGAAGTTGTGATCCTGTAAGAGCGATGCCGCTAACCTTTGCAAGTTCTGTTTGAAGATTAACCAGACTAGCAATTACGGCGGCGATGTCCCCAGTCCAGCCAGATAGGGGATTAAGCGCGCCAAGGGCTACTGCCTGTAATTGTGTTTGAATTACCTTCTCGGCTAACTTGCCAGCGGCATCTGCATTGTCGTTTAGCAAAGCTTGTTGAAGCAATAAGCGGTCTTTATCCGCATTGGATATATCTCTAGTCAGCGCAATAAGGATTTGGGCTTGATCTACATCTAATACCTTGGCTGCGGTCTTGAGTACAAGGCTGGCCTTCTCCGCAGCCAGTTTGTCCTTAGTTGCTTTAGTTTGGGCGGTTGTTGCCTTCACCAATTCTTTGCTGACTGTTAGCGATTTGTTTTGGGATACCAATAATTGCTTTTGTCTTGAGTAAGTATCATTAGATTTGCCCTTGGCTAAAGTCTTTTGGCCGAGTTCTTTGAAAGCTAGAAAATCTTCTTTAAGTCCTAATCCAAGGAAACTAACAACATTCTTTAGAACGCCTATGCCGGGAATACTGTTTAACTTCTTAATGACTTCACTTATGCCAACAAGAACATAATTTATGTTATCGCCCCAAGTTTTTGTTTGGTCAGCTAATTTTCCAATATCGGTAGTGCCACCTAGATTCTCCAGCGCACCTATTAAACCCATGCCAATTTTTTCTTGTAAATCCTTAAAGTCAGCTTTAAGTATTTTTAATTTTCCTGAATAAGTACCAGCTGCGGCTAGGGCAGAACCACCAAAGTTTGCATTAAGAGTTGTTTGAATAGCGTTAAAATCTTTGGCTGCTATTTGGGCTTTTGATACACCTGCGCCAAGTCTTGAAATGGCTGCGAAGTTTCCTAAATATGCTTTTGAAAGCGCAGTTGTTACCGCACTTAGACTTTTGCCTGTACCTTGGCTGACATCTAAAGCGGTTGAAAGAAGCTTCTGAGAGAGTGTGTAATCTTTTGTAGCCACTGCAAGTTGCGCAAAAGCAGGTCGCAGTTGATCGTCAAGAACGCCAGTGGTGTTTTGTAGGTTTTGAATATAGGCCGCTAGTGAATCAGGATTGAAAGCAACGCCAAGGTTATCAAGCGTCTTTATTAGTTGATTGGCAGCTGCATCATCGGCAAGAAAAGCCTTGATAGAAGCGCGCCCAAATTCCTCGATGGCTGCAACGCTCACCACGCGGCCTATGCTCTTGGCTAACTTATCAAAAGAACTCTCGGCTTGCTTAATGCTTTTTGTACCCGTGAATTGGGTAATGATGTCAATAAAGACTTTTGATGTATTAGTAGCCATTACGCAGCCTTATTTTCTCTAAAGCCGCCAGCGGTTACTACACGCACGAATTTGGCAGTGCTTGTATCTATTGCCTTCACTACGGCCTTTGTAGCCTTCTGATTATCTTCATACCAGGCGCGAAAAATTAAACGACCGCGCATCTTGCCCATACCCTTTAATTGGGAATTGCCTTGCAACGAATCGTTAAAGTGCTGGCCAGCATAAGGGTTAGAGGATTTAGATCTAGGTGAGCCATCTGGGTTTATACGCCCAGCCCATTCATAAATAGATCCAGCTCTTGATTCATTGACGATTCTGTAAAGTCCAGTAAAGCCTTTGCGGTTAGGTCTTGACTTACGCACTGAATACTTAATGCCAGAGCGAACTTCACTAGCGTTGTACTTAGGAAACTTGCCTACTTGAAACTGAGAATTGCCAGCACTGATTTGCTTGCCACGGCCAGCAAAAGTCCACCCAGATAATCCAGGGATAGTTGGCGTGGCATAAGAGCGAGCAGTCTTAACCACTGGTTTTAAGATGTCGCGGATATTTTTTGTAAGTTCTTTGTCTAGGTCAGGCGCAAGTTGGCGCATGGCTTTGCGGACTTCAATTAGCCCTTTTACCTGGACTGGCACGCCGCACCGCCTTCGCTCTATCGTTTAACACCATAACCATCGCATCTATCATTCTGCGATCTACTGCAAGTAATTCACTGGGCGCAATTCCTGTTTCAACCGCTAGAGAAGCGATTAAATAAGTTACGGAGTTGCGCTCAATTCGTTTGGGACATCATCAAGGATTTCTACTTTTTCAAGTTGATCCACAAAGTCCGCGCCGAACATCTTGATGTTGCCCCATTCAGGATTTCGGCGGCAGACTTCCCAGGCAAGCCAAAAGACATCTGTCTGCTTCTGTTCTTCGGAGAACGCCTTAGCGAATCCCATGCCCTTCCAAACTTCAAACGCATACTCGATAGATGGTGTGATTCTCTGTTCGACAACCTTGCCATCTGTTTTTGTTATCTTAATCCTTGCCATTTTGCACCCTTTTCTTTAGTTAGTTTTTACCAAGTACCTGATGTTGTTTGAACGATTGTCGAGTTACAAGTAAAGCTAAGGCTTGACTTAGACATTTCGCCAGCTGCGCCAGAGATAGGTGTCAAGTTGTTAATCAAGATGCTTACTGTGTAAAGCGGATTAGTTGCGCTAATAGTTGGTGAAGCACCGCCTACTGGTAGTAGCTTTGCGGTTACTGTTGTGTAGATTGCCGATTGTAGGGTTGCGCAAACTTGAGAAGCTGCGAAGTCGTTTAGGAATTCGAGATCTAGTTTTCCAGTTTGGAGCGCCGCCACATATTTCCGGGAAGAATCTCCCATTGAGGTTATTTCCAATTCATCTGCGGCTTGGGTTAGCGTTGCACTCGTTACATATTGGGAAATATCTATTGAGTTAATTTTTACTGCGGTACTATTTAGGAATACGGCCATTTATTTTTCCTCGGCTTTCTCGGCTGGTGTGGTTGTTTTGTCTTCTACTTGGCCGATTTTCTTTAACCAAGCCAAATTTTCTGCGTCTGTGTTAGCCATAACTAACTCCATTCTGTTATTAGAGAGATTGAAAGTTCTGCTGAAAGCATTTGCCCTTGTTCAAGTCCTAAAACCTGCGGTGCGCTCATAGAGCTGATACGAAGGTTTAGATTGGC